GATAGAACAATTCGTTACTGGGACGATGAAGGTCTACCCGGAAATGGCGAAGGACGAGGCCGGACCTACGTTTGGCATCAGGCACTGGCCTGGAGAGATACCCGGATTTCCGGTTCCAGGGGGGCGTCCGGACCCCTTTCCGACAAGGAGCGAAAGCTCAAAGCAGAGGCTGACTTGGCCGAGATGGAGGCCGCCGAGAAGGCTGGGTTGCTCCTTGATGCCGTCGAGGTCCGTCAGGTGTGGGGGCCCTTCCTCTCCCGCATCAACGTGAACCTGGATGGCGTTCCCGACCGCGCGGCCCAAGGCCTTGAGGATGGGATGAACCTGGCAGAGCGTGCAGCCGTCATTCGCCGCGAGTTGAATGGCGTTCGCCGCGACATCGTCGCCGAGACCGAACGCAACGCCGAGCACCAGGAGGCCGTGTGAGAAGGCTCCACGCATCAGCCTTCACCCTGCTGGCCGCCACTGCCCCGATCCTGCTGCCACCCCCGGACATGACCGTCAGCCAATGCGCCGAGAAGTACCGCGTGTTGAGCCGGGAAGACAGCGCGGCCCCAGGCCAATGGCGCACCTACGACCGACCATACCAGGTCGAGATCATGGATGCCTGCAGCACCCCCCGCATCCAGTACGTCACCGTTATCGGCGGCGCCCAGTGGGGAAAGACGCAGATCTTAAACAACATCATCCTTTACATCATCATCGCCAACCCCGGCCCGATCATGGTGGTCTGCCCCACCGAGCGGGCCGCCGAGAAGTGGAGTAAGACCCGGTTGATGCCGATGGTCCGTGACTGCCCGGAACTCTCCGCGCTCATCGGTGAGAAGTCGCGCGACAGCTCCAACACCATCCTCGAAAAGCAATTCCCAGGCGGCCTTCTGGTGGCTGTGGGTGCGAATGCCCCGGCCGGTCTCGCCTCTCAGCCCGTCAAGATCCTGCTGATGGACGAGATTGATCGCATCGAATCCAGTGTCACGGTCGGCAATGAAGGCGATTTCGAGGATCTCGCCGAAGCCCGCACGGGTGACTTCCGTGGCCGGCGCCTGATCTACAAGTGCACCACCCCCACCATTCTTGGGCGCAGCCGCGGGGAGAACAGCTGGAAAGAATCCGATCAGCGCAAGTGGCACTGGGCCTGTCCCCATTGCGGGCATGAGCAGGTCGCCGACTTCCGCCAGGTCGTTTTCCATGAGAAGGCCGAACCTGTCTATGCATGCAAAGGTGGCGGTTGCGAAATTATCGAAGCCGATTTCCGGCGAGCCATCCTGGCTGGGCGCTGGATCGCCACCCGACCCCACATCACCGACCACGCCGGATTCCACGTCCACGGCCTCATGGTTCGCCCCATGCACGTGCTGGTTACCGGATTCAAGAAAGCCAAGGCCAAAGGGCCCGGCGCTCTCCAGGTGTTCATCAACACCCAGCTGGGCGAGTGGTGGGATCCGCGCGACGGTGATGCCCTCCAAGTCGAAGGCCTCATGGCACGGCGTGAAGCCTATTCCTTGGGCACCGTTCCTGATGGCGTGGCGTTCCTTGATGCCGCCCTCGATATCCAGGACGACCGCCTCGAGTTGCAGGTCCTGGGTTTCGGTCCTGGTGAGGAAATGTGGCTAATCGACTACATCCAGATCCACGGCAACCTAGCCACCCGTGACCCATGGGATCGCGCAGAAGAATACCTCCGCACCGAGATAGGTGGCCTGAGGATCAAGGCCTGCTTGATCGACATCGGCGGGCACTTCACTCGGCAGGCCTACCAATTCGCCAAGCGCCCGGCCATCAAGGGCATCGTCTTTCCTGGGAAGGGTGCCACCAAGCCCCAACAAAAACTCACCCGGCGCAGTTCGGCCAAGGCCCGCCTCTGGCTGATCGACACCGTCGCCGCCAAGGATCAGATCTTTGGCCGCCTCAAGATCGAGAATCCGGGGCCCGGCCATATGCACTTCCCCCAGGATCTCGACGGCAACTACTTCGAGATGCTGCTGGCCGAGCGCCCCGTGCGGAAGGCCGGGCGTCGGGCCTACGAAAAGGTCACCGCCGATGCCCGCAATGAAGCCCTCGATCTCACCGTCTACTGCCTGGCCGCCCTGGAGATCTATGGCCCCAAAGATCTCGAAGCCCTGGCCGCCAAGCGCAAACCCACCCCCCAACCCGCTCCGGCCAGCGCTGAGAGCAAAGATCCCGAACCCGAACCTACGCCGCGCCGACGCGCCCCCAGGGCCGCCAGGGCGGCTAAGATTCCAGGTTGGTGATGGAGAGAAACGTATGACAGTCAAAGAACTCATTGAATTGCTCCAAGCGTATCCCGCCGATGCACCTGTCGGGGTTGTTACCAGGGATGAGGCATCCTGTGAGGAGTTGCAGGTGGTTCGGGATTCCGAAATTGTGTGGATTGAGTCACTCAAGTAGCGAGGAGACCAAATGAAAGCCTCCGAGTTGATCGCCCGTCTCCAGGAACTGGTTGCCCTCGAGGGTGATCTGGAAGTCGGCACAGAAAACAAGGGGTTCTACCCCGAGGAAGGCGGTGCCCACCCTATCGATGAGGTCAATGTGAAAGATGCCGATGCCAGCGTGATTGCTGAGCAGCAGCAATTCGGGCCTCGCTTTTTCGAATTGTTCTAGCATGCCCTGATCCGACTGTCGGAACCGTTCCGACAGCCTAAAAGCCCCCCTCGCCCAAACCTGATGGGCGGGGAGGACACATGCAACCACGGGCAAGGTCCGGAAGATCGACCGCCTACGCGCGCCGGGCGCGACTTAGCACAAGCCTCCCCCTTTTCGGTGTGCCGTCGTGCTGACGACGCTCACCATCGCCAAGATCCTGGGCTCCCACCAGAACGTGGTCGAGTCCAACTGGCCCCTGATCCAGCAGGCCCTGGCCGCCCAGGGTATCGGCACTCCCTTGGTCGAAGTTGCCGCCCTGGCCACCATCGGCACCGAGTTGCCCAGCTTCATTCCCCGAATGGAGTTGAGCCCACGCGATGAAGACCGGGCCGCCTACTTCGTTCGGATGTATTTCAACAATCAGAAAGTTCGCCACGCCTTGGGCAACCAGACCCCAGAGGACGCCGCGAAGTATTGTGGACGCGGCTTCATCCAGCTCACCGGGCGCGACAACTACCAGGTCTTCGGTGATCTGTTGGGCATCGACCTCATCAACCGGCCCGACCTGGCCCTTGAACCCCCCGAGGCCGCCCGGATCTTCGCCGCCTACTTCCGGCGCCGCCGCGTAGCCGAGGCCGCCCAGGCCCAGGATTGGTTCAGGGTGCGGGTGCGGGTGAACGGCGGCAGCAACGGTTGGGAGCGGTTCAACGCCCTGATCAAGTCCCTGCAGGCGGCCCTGTGAGTGCGCGCTCCCCCATCCTCCGTCGCGCCACCAGCAACCGGCTCCACTTCTGGTGCCCCGGGTGCAACGGCGCCCATGGCATCCAGTTCGGAGATGGCCTTGGCCCCCGTTGGACCTGGAACGGAAGTGTCGACAAGCCGACCTTCCAACCCTCGATCCTGGTCCGCAGGCAATTCGGCGAGGGCATGGTCGAGCAGGTCTGCCACAGCTTCGTGACCGATGGGCAGATCCAGTTCCTGGGCGACTGCACCCACCCCCTCGCAGGACAGACCGTTCCCATCCCGGAATGGCCCCACAACTACGGAGATGGCGAATGACATTCGACTGGAAAGCCCTGGTCAAGAGCATCGCGCCCACGATCGGGACCGCATTGGGAGGGCCCCTCGGGGGGGTGGCCGGCCTGGCGCTGTCAAGGGCCCTGGGCATCGAAGAGGGCGCGGCCAAGGACGATGCAGCCTTGGCCGCGGCGGTGCAAGGGGCCTCACCCGACCAGCTGCTCGCGCTGAAGAAGGCCGACCAGGATTTCGCAGTCCAGATGCAGAAGCTGGGTTTCGAAAACCTGGAAGCCCTTGAGGCCATCGCTGCGGGCGACCGCGCCAACGCACGCGAAAGAGAGATCAAGACACAGGATTGGACTCCCAGGGCCCTGGGCGTTGGCATCACGCTGGGCTTCTTCGGGCTGCTCTATTACCTGCTCCGTCATGAGCCCCCGGAGGGTAGTCGAGACATTCTCAACATCATGTTGGGAAGCCTGGGCTCTGCCTGGATTGGGGTCGTCAATTACTACTTCGGCAGCAGCGCCAGCTCCGCCCGCAAGACCGAACTGATGGGTCAGGCGGGGTCCAAGTGAGCGCACAGGAGATTCTCGGGCTCCTGGGCCTGGTGTTGATCATCGTCGGCGGCGTCTGGGGCGTCATCAAGATGCTGCTCGTTCGTGACCGCAAGAGTGTGGATGACCGGGCCAATGAGGCCGCCCGCCTCAATGAGGATGCCCGCGCCGCGATCTGGCGGCGACTGGATGAACTCCGCAAGGAGATGGGCGATATGAAGGTCGAGCAAGGGGTGCTGCGAGAGCGCGTGCGATCCATGCCGGATCACGATGCCCTGCGCGAGAAGTTCAGGGAGATGGAAGAGCAGCTGGACAAGAAGTTCGACCACCTCTTTAAGCAATTTCAAGAGGCCTTTGCTCTCGCCACGACCAAGTTCCGCTGCCCTCACGACACCGACCGACCGGGTGCCGCAACGGACCTCGGTTAAGAACTGTCGGAACCGTTCCGACAGCCCAAAACAACCTCGCGCCTGAACCTGTGAACCGGAGGCAGGATTGTCTGAACCGCTGAAGCTCACCATGGGCGACACCTGGACCTGGACCAGGCCCGGGGGCGACTATCCGGCGAGTGCGGGCTGGGCCCTGGTCTACTTCTTCAGCAAGCCCGGCGGCACCGTCAAGCAGGTGACCACCACCACCACCGGTGGCGATTTCCAGGCTTCCATCACCGCCACCGATACCGCCGACACCGCCAAATGGACGCCAGGGCTCTACACCTGGACCGCCCGCGTCGCCAAGGGTGCCGAGTCCTACACCGTGGCCACCGGCAAGATGCGGATCGTGGACAACCCGCTCACCGCGGTCGCCACTCAGACCCATGCCGAGAAGTGCCTGCCCATCATCGAAGCCGCCCTGGAGCGCTGCCTTCTTCAAGGTGACGTGGTCGAGTACGAAATCGAGGGCGTCAAGTTCAAGAAGAACAAGACCGAGCTGCTGGCCCTGCGCAACGCCTACCGGGAAGAAGTCCGCCGCGAGCGCGGCCAGCTGGGGATGCGCGTCATCCCAGTGTGCCTCCGATGATCGAGCGCCTCTTCAGCTTCATCGGCTACTCGCCCACCCAGCGCACGGCCGCCATTCTCGGGCTCTCCCAGAAGCAGAGCACCCCTCCCGGCCGCACCCGAACGATGGGCTACGCCGCCGCCAAGATCACCCGCTTCACCGACTTCATGCAGACCCTGGAGGCCGCGCACAAGGAGATCCAGCGCGACCTGGTGCGCCTGCGGGCCCACAGCCGCGAGCTGGCCAAGAACAACGCCTACATGGGCCGGTTCCTGGAGTTGGTCAGCACCCACGTGGTGGGGCCTGATGGCATCACCTTCGAAAGCAATATCTCGGGCAACAAGAACAAGCCCAAAGAGGACTTGAACAACGCCATCGAGGAGGCCTTCGCCGAGTGGGGCCGCTCCTGCACCGTGGGC